CCAAAAATTATAATTTTCTTGATCTGACCATCTTATAAATAATTTATCTTGTGTAGATATGTCACCAATAGTTGTTTCTGTTCCCATACAAATTAAATGCCTAGTTTCTGTTGATACTATTGATAAAGAAGAAGATGTAGGAGCATTAGCAATTTCAGTAGCAGGATTACTACTCATACCGTTTGATTCATTCCATTCATAAGTAGCTCCATCTCTTTGAGTTAAAATTAAATCTTCTCCCCAATTATTTAACGACCACTGTCTCATATCAAGAGTTACTTCTGTTGATGTTCGTGCTGTATTCCAAGTACTTTCTGAATATGTACCAGCTGACCAACCATATCCAAAAGTTTGAACAGTAGGACCAGTATTTATTTGATAAGATATATCAGCATTAGCTGTATCAGTAATTGTCGATGTAGCTGTACCCGGAGTTGTTATAGTGTATGCATCTGCGTTATTAACAGATACAATTTCAAATTCATTTTCTAAATCAGTAGTAGTAATACCTCCTACATTTGCTGATACATTAGATATTGTTATAAAAGCACCTAAAGTAGCTCCATGTTGTGAATGATTTACTATTACATTAGAACTTGTATTAGAAGTAGTAAATACATCAACTAAAGTATTTGATTGTCTAATAGGAGTAGCATCTAAATTATCTCCTGATCTATATACATAAACTTTTTTATCTCCAGCAAAAGCTTGATAACGAAATCCTTCTAAACTTATCCAAGATGTTATACTTGAAGGTTTCCCTACATAATAGTCTTGACTAAATTTAGTCCATCCACCTATTTTTTGTGGTAATCCTTTTCTAAATCTAATCTTGTCGCAATCTGTCCATCTACCTTCTGCACCTGTTTCGGTGTTTTCGGTGTCTAAACCAGGTTGAAAATTCAATTGAGTTAATGGCATAATTTTTGAATTATATAACAAAAATTGTAAAAATATAGTGCTATTTTAACAAGATTATATTCCAAGTTAAATTATCTAGTAATTCATCTACATTAAAATCTGTTTTATTGCTTGATTTAACATAATTATTTAATTCTTCAGTATCAAATATAATCCAATTATTATCAGTTTCAAAAACCATTTTATCAGATTTAGATTTAAAATATCCTATTTTCTCTAATTTATTTTTAACAGGTTTTAATGGTCTAATATCAAATTTAAAAATTTGATTACTATTTTCTAATCTTCCTTTAACATCCCATATTTCTTTTTGTTTTTGTTCAATAGTAGCTAAAACAGGGTTATGTAAAAGTTTTATAAATTCTTTCAAAAAAATTATTTTTTAAACCAATGAGGTAAACCTAAATGAGGTCTAGTATCAAATATATTATCTTTAGCCCCCTTAGTTTTAGAATTATTATAGTGTAAAAACACTTGAAGACATTGTTTTCCTTTAAACTTTTCTCTCCAATGTTCTAATTCGCAACCAGAATAAACTAACATATCTCCTGGTTTTAAATCTATTTTAATACCTTTCATTCCTTCTTTACCAGATGGCTCTAAATATATTGACCAAGGATCACCACCAATAAACATTGTTGTTGATATTTCACAACTAAATCTATCTTTGTGTCTTCTTAAATCATCACCTTTTTTATAAAGTCTTGCATATGTGTTTGCAGGATATAATTTTAACCCTGTTGTTTTTTCCATAACTGGCTGACATTTTAACATTAATGTTTCCATAATTATATTTCCATAATGAGCATAAGTATTAGGTACTAATTCTCCTTCGTGTTCATAATGACCTAATATTGTTTCAAAAGGTGAAAAATATCTATTTTTTTTAAGTGTATCATAAACTTGTTTTTGCATTAAAAAACAATTATAAATAAAAACACATAAATCTTTTGGTATTGCTTTTCGAATAATTGCGTATTTTTTATTTTTGAACATATTATTTAAATGGGTATCCTAAGTTCCATGTCACTAATGAATACCTTACTCCTTTTGTTACTGGTTTAACTCTATGCCATACAAACGATGGAAATACAATAATAGAACCTTTAGGTAATATTTCTTTACACTTTATAATTTTTTTTTCATTATTACTTGGATAATAATTTCTAAAATCAAATTCTAATTCGCCTCCTTCATATTCTGAACCATCTGTTAATTGACAAGTTATTGAAAGTTTTCTTATTTTACCATGTTCGGGATGATTAACATTATCTCGTTGATAAGGTCTATCCCAAGAATCACAATGCCAATCATAAAATTGATTTAGTTTATATTTTGTAAATTGACAAGCTTCTGTTCTATCCCACTGAAAATTCCAACCTGCATTTTTATTTGCTATATGAATATAAGGATGTAATTCTTTATAAATCCAATTATCTGTTAGCCACACTAAATCTGAGTTTCTTTTCTTTTTTATATCTTTTATATCTTTAGAAGTTAATTTTTTAGAATCATATGGACCTATTACTCCTAAACTTTCAGAATGAGATAATCCATATTTAATTACATCATCACAAAATCTAGGTGTTAAAGCAGATTCAAAATACCAATAGTAGTTATATAAATTCATTGTAATTGCGATCCAAATAACATTGTATAACTTACTCTTTTATTTTCAAAATTTTTTTTCATAGATACATTATTTGAATTATGAAAATAAGCTCCATCAAAAAAAACAGCCCTATTACTTTTATATTCAATTTTAATTGGCTTTATTTTTTTTAATTTAATATAATTTAATGATTTAGTAAAATTACTATTCCATTCATTTCTTGTCCAATTTTTAGGTGGTTTTATTTTATAAATATTTAATCCATTTTTAGATTTATCTTTAATACCTTTATCAGATGATACCCAAACATTCAAATTTATTAATGAAGGATCACAATGAATATTAACTCCTTTAGTTTCATAGTTGTAAACAAAACTCCAAGCTCTTTGAAAAGGAGGTAATTTTATTTTTTTATTTAATTCTTTAACAATTAAATCAGTTAAATAATCTTGATTTTTAAAATAATCAATAGCTAAATAACCATCATATTTTTGATCAAAATATTTTCCATAAAGAACTCTATATCTTAATATTTTAAGACATTCATCAGTAAAAAAATTATCTAATACAGTTATATTTTGAGGATTAAATTTCCAATTTTTTCTAGGTCTAATAGTTTTCATTAAACATATTCGTATGCTATTGTGTTAACGATATTTAAATTATCTGTATTATTACTAATAGTGTACATGTTTGTAGATGGAAACATTATAAACATATTATTTAATAATTCTATTTCCCAACTTCTTCCTTTTCTTCTGTTATCATCGTAATAAATTTTAATAAAACAGTTTTTAACTTGTACGCCATACAATAGTACAAAATCAGGTGAATGTTTTAAATCAACAGGATTTACTTGTAATAAAGGTTCTGTAATTGTGTGAGGTTGATAAAAATTTCCCCAAGTAGATTTATAGATTAAATTAATGTCGTATTTTAAACAAACGTGATCTTTAATAAAAGTATTTAATTTATCAAAATTTTTAGAAAATTTTATATCTTTTTTTTCAATTTCTGATTGTAAAATATCAGCTCTTAATTGATTAAGATCAATTTCAAAACCTTTTGGCATTAAAACATTACCATAATATATGGCTTGTTCTGATAAAATGTTTTTTTCCATAATTATTATCTGTATAAAATAATAATTAATATTTATACAAAAATTTTAAATTATGCTAAACCGTTTATTAATTCCCAACCTTGTGTATTATCTGATTGATATGCATCTTCATTCCAATTGTAATACCATAAATGAGTTTTAGCTTCGTTTTGTAAAGCTTGTTCTTCAGGCATTGCAGGAGCATCTCCAATTGGAGATTTCCAAGATGCTGTAGAAATATCTTTTATCCATGAAGAATATGGTTGAGGCGCCCAAAAAATTTGATTATCTTCATCCCAAGTATGACCTATACATGCATAATTTCCTCTAAAAGGTGTTCCATTATTTCTATGAGTATTTTCATATGTATTATAAGAAGTTTGAATCCAAAGGTGTGCTGGCCAATTATTATGAGTTTCTAAATATTGTTGACCTATTAATTCTTCTTCTACTTGATTAAAATTAAGAACGTCTTTATTATCTATAGTTAAAACTTTTAAAACTTCGTTATTTTCATTTATTTTTGCAAAATGTGCCATAATTTTAAGAAGCTTGAAATTGATATTTTATAACAACTATACCTGGTCCACCTGATCCTCCAGGAGAAAGACCACCGTTACCACCACCTCCTCCATTTCCAGTATTTGCACCGCCAGAAGATCCAGGACCGGATGAATTAACTCCACCAAGTCCACCTGTTGAATATGTTACAGGTGATCCAGTTATCGAAGAAGCTGTACCTGGTCCTCCAGGTCGTGAGGGAGATCCTGATCCTCCAGCTCCGCCGCCTCCTCCGCCATTTGCACCAGAAGCATTTCCTCCAGGATTTCCTTGAGGAGGACTAACAGGAGGTTGATTGCCTGTTCCACCACCTCCGCCTGGATATCCTCCACCTCCAGCAGATCCGCCAGGTCCACCAGAAGGTCCCGCAGGTGTTGCACCGCCTTTTCCTCCACGAGCTGATTCTATTCCTATAGCTGTTGAAGGTGATCCTGTTCCACTATTTGGTCCGCCACCTCCTCCAACTTCTATTGGATAAGCTGTTTCTGAAACTGAAAGTCCAGTAGCTGTTCTAAATCCTCCGGCACCGCCTCCGCCGCCGCCACCGTTTCCATAACCGCCTCCAGCTCCACCAGCAACAACTAAATATTCTACTGTATTTGAACCAAGATCATTTCCCGCAGATGTAACTGTGAAAGTGCCTGGTCCTGTAAATTTATGAATTTTAAAATCTCCATCTTCGCTTACTGTTCCACCAGTAGCTTCAATAAATTTAGCTCCTGCAGCACCACGTCCATATCCTTTTGCTGAACCTGCTCCAAATGTACTAATTATTGGCATTTAAACTCCTTTCTATTCAAATGCAGTTAATGAAGCTAATACAGTATAAGTATTAGCTGCAGTTTTAATTGCAGTATAAGTATAACTATCTGTACTATCTGCAGTTCCTGCGGTAGGTGCTCCTCCTTGCCATTTTGGAGTTACAGCTGAACCATCAATTTGAATTACATTTGCGTAATAAGGAGTTGCTCCTTGAGGAACAACATGAGCAACTGTTATACTTTCACCTGTATCTAATAAACTATCTAAAGTAACTGTAGAATTACCTCTTAAATTAAATGTCCAATTAGCAGAAGCATTAGAAGTAAAGTTTTGAATAGCTCCATCAATTGCATCAAAATTAATTGTTCCTGTTGCAGCTGTTGCTGAAGTATTTACTTTTTCAGCTAATTGTTGAATTTTACCACCACCATTAAAAGTTACTAAACCATATCCGTTTGGTGTTAGTGTTAAATCTGTATTAGTTCCATTTGTTGCAATAATTGCAGGAGAAGATCCTTGAATATCTACTGTATCCGATGTTGCAATCAAATTAGTTCCAGAAACATTTCCAGTTGAAATAACTGCTGAACCATTTATATTTGTACCCGCAACATTTCCTGAAGAAGTTACAGATGTCATAGCTATATCACCTAGATCAGCCATTACATCAACCATAGTAGTTCCATCTGTATATACTATAGTTTTAGCACCTTGTTTAAGAGTTACACCAGTTCCGCCAGTTGGACCAAAAGTTAAAGTTTGTGAACCAGTTGTATTATTAAATACAATATATTTAGTTTCTACAGCATCAGTAAAAACATGAATGTCTCCTGTAAGAGCACCTGTAAATTCTAATACAGCATTATGTACTTGGTCATCTGTTGAAGAATCATCTGTATTAGATGTAGAAACATTTGAAGTTAAAGTAACATTAGAAGAACCCGCAACACTAACTGATTGATAACCTTTTACTGATGAATCAATTCTATTAAAAACATAATTTACAAGATTACCCCAAGTTCCCGAATTTTCTCCAGAAGCTTGTCTCTCTAATTTTAATCTCGATGTAAAACTTGATGGCATAATTTTTTATACTCCATATTTTAAATAATGTAAATAATATATATTTCTCATTATTTGTCTAGTGAATATTAGTCCAATTTTCGGTAATATTACCTTTAATTGGGTCCCAAAATTTTAAACTTGTTACATTAGTATTTGCTCTATTTCCCTGAATAGATATAAAGTTCTCAGAACTAGGCACTATATCAGCTAAAGTAATAGTTACTCCATTACCAGTCATAGATAATATTTGATCAGTACTTAAAGTAATTGTATTAGCTGTAGTTGTTAATTCTTCTCCAGTAATAGGTATTATATTTTCAGAAGTAGTTGTAACTATTCCTAAATTAGCAGATAATAAAGGTAATCCAATTACATTTAAGAAAGTAGCTAGACCTACAACTATACCATCATTATTAAGTTCTACATTAGCTTCTAAAGTAGGAGTATTAATAGTTATAGCTCCACCTGCAGCTACAGCAAAAGTATTAACAGTTGCAGATAATAATTCTTCTCCAGTTATGATTACAGGTGCTGTACCAGTTACTGTTTCTTCACCTTGAGATATAATTAATTCTTCACCATTAATAGTAATAGAAGTAGTACCAGTAACAGTTATATTATTAGCAGTAGTATTTAATTCGCCTGCTGTAGTTGTTGCAAATACATTACCATTACCAGTAAATACAAAACCTAAACTTTCGTTCCAAGCTCCTACATTCCATTCTTCTCTTCCCCAACCAAAACCTAAATTTAAATC